CTGATAGTGGCGATACAGCGAGTACACAAGTTTGTTGGCGGGGATCATGTCGATCCCGTAGAAGTCGGAGCCGGTGAAATCGACCTGGTTGTCGGTGGGCGGGCGGAACACCTGGTAGCGGCGTCCTGCACCGGTTTGGGTTCCTGTGCCGGTGCCTGCCCCGGTGCGCCGGTATAGGCGGCGTGACGTGGTGACGCCTGTGCCTGCGCCTGATCCGCTGCCGGTTCGAGGGTGGATGGTGAGGCCGATGGCGGTGTCGCCGGCTGTAGCACCTCCGGTTCCGTAGGAGGTGCGGAGGTGTTCGTGGAGGATCGCGTTGTTTGACGTGCCGGTGCCGGTGCCTGTTGCGGTGCGTGGGACGATGCGGACACCGGTCGAGGTGGATGCCCCTGTGCCAGACGAGCTGCTGGTGCGCGGGTGGATGGTGAGTTGGACGGTGGCGGATGCCCCGGTGCCGGTGCCTGTGGCGGTCCGGTCAACGGTTTTTGAGCCGTTGTAGGACGATGTGGCGGCGTTGTAGGTGGTTGCGGTGGAGGCGTATCCTTGCGGGGTGTCGGTGACTACACCTTCGTAGGTGACGGTGATCCGGTCGTAGTCGGCTTCGGAGTCGTACCGGTCGGAGGCGAGGGTGTCGCCTGCGTAGGTTACGTTTTCTTCGTAGTCGGTGGACGACTCGTACAGCCGTGCCATTGTTAGACTCCGAAGACTGCGGACACCTCGTCCACGGTGAGTCCGAGGGCTTCAAGTTTGGCTACCCCAGAAACACGGGCAGCTTCTTTAGCGGCTACAGCGTCAGCCTCAGCCTGCTCGGCGGCTTGTGCTTCGATAGCCTGACCAACCCATGCCGTCCACTCGGCCTCGGTCATCGGGCGTGTTTCGCCGTCCTGCTGGACATTGACTGATCCGAGCGGATGTTGTGCTTCGTACTCTGCTCTGGTCATTGTCATGCCTTTGCGTATCCGTAGACATCAATGGTGCCGCCGGTCATGGTGCCGGTGTTGGTCTCGATGGTGAAGCCGGTATATGACGTCGTGTTGTTTAGATATCCGCCGACGACAGCCATAGCGTCAGCCGCACGGCTCCAAGCACTTTGGAATGTCGTGTATTCAGTAAGGAACGGGGAGTGAACGTCCATATTTAGGGTCAGTGCTGTCGTGTCACCTCGACCGGCTTCCCAATGTGCGATATTTACTTGAGCGTTGCCTTGTGCCGACGGTGACGCGTAGATGTTATAGACGGCGGCGGCGGTGTATCCGGTGGTCGTCGCGCCGAGAATAAACTCTAAGTTTACCGCGGTCGAAGCGGCACCTCCAGCGACAATGATCTTGTACGAGTCGTAATCGGCAGAGAACGCGCCCGACACGGTGACCGACGACACCGCCGTGCCAATTGTCGTGCGACTGATATGCACCAAACCTGCCGTGTCACGACCTTCCAACTGGGCAATCTTGTAATCATGGCTCGACGCAACCCCACTCGAATCTGCACCCACCTTCGCCTGCAACGCCTCAACAGCATCATTCAAATCCGAATGCTGCGAAGCATGAGGCACCGACACAGAATCCATCGCATCCGTAGACGACGGATTCGTAAACGTGTCGAGCGAAGAAGGAAAATTAGAGGCCATCAGTTACTTCCTGCCAAGATTGCGAAGCTTCATCCCAATTGTACAGCAGGCCGTCATCAGGGTAGACGACCGGGGCATCCCACAGACAGGTCGTTTCGTTCAGCACCCATGACGGGTATGGCTGTGGTGGGATGAAAGCGTCAAGATCGGTGTCGTACCGGTAGCCGATCCCGGCGTAGTTGCCACGGAACGGAGTGCCACCGAGCGAGTGCTGGTTCCCGACCGTGTTGTAGGAGGTGCGAAGACAATCCATGCCGAGCATATTGCCGTAATAATCCTCCCACGAATCAATGCCGTCCACCAGATCGTCCTCGTCACGGCCCGTGATGACCCGTCGAACCACATTGTCTTTCAGTAGTGCGTAATGAGCCATCGGTCAACTCCAACTGATCGTGTCGGTGCCAGCAGTAAAAATGTAAACGGTGTCGGTGCCGTCAGTGAAGTTTGATGAGGTGAGTCCTGCCCCGACGGTCGGTGTGCCGTATGAGGTTGCGAATCGGATGATGACCACACCGGAACCGCCTGCGCCCGGTGCCTCACGACCGCCACTAGTGTCACGGGTGCCACCGCCACCGCCGCCGCCGGTGTTTGCTGTTCCTGCTTGCGCTCCGCCAGCGTTACCGTCCGCACCGTCACCGCCACCACCGGAACCGCCTGCGCCGCCGTTGGAGGAGTTGTAAACACCGCCACCGCCACCACCACCGTAGTAAACGTCCGTGCTGACAACCTCGCCAACAGAGTAGGTCGTAGCGTCAGAGGTGGAAATGATGGTGTCAATAAGGCCGTTGCCTCCGGCACCGCCGGTAGTGGTAACAGCATCGCCACCGTCGTTGGCTGCGCCAGCACCGCCACCACCTGAGGTTCCACCTGTTCGTGTGCCGTCACCACCGTCAAAACCGAAAACAGACGACGCAACGCCACCCGCTTGTGTGTTTGGGTTGGTCGATCCACCACCACCGTTGGCACCGTTAGAAATCGTCTGAACGTCTGCGGTTGCGCCAACCGAACCACCAGCAGCACCAATCAAACCAAACCGAGAACCGCCACCATCAGAACCGACGGTGCTGAACGCTCCGCCGACAGCACCACCGGCACCAACTGTCACATTTAGTGAAACGCCACGCTCAACAGTCAGCGTGCCGGTTCGCGCAATGCCAGAACCTCCGCCACCGCCAATACTGCCACCCGCTGTTGGTTCGCCACCGGCACCGCCACCACCAACAACCAAAAACTGGATGTCTAGACCGGCTCCGCCACCACGAAAAAAGATTGCAGAGGACGCAGATGTGAAGTAAAGACTTCCGCCCTCCCACTGTCCAACGTCCAACGAACCAGCAGTATCAACCGTCGCAGTACCAGCCGTAACCGTCGTTGTGCCAGCACCAATGTTATGAATCCACACCGAGTCACCAGCCGCAAACACACCATCATTCACCGTGATCGTCGTCGCACCAGCGTTATTCATAACAATCCGCTTATTCACATCACCAGCAACAAGCACATATGAGGCTGTCTTAGTCTCGACAGGACGGGACTCTAGGTTTGCAACCTTGTAATCCAGACTGGTGGTAACAGCCGAACCATCAACACCAACCTTTGCTTGCAACGCCTCAATAGCATCATTAGCGTCAGCGTGCTGCTCATCATGCGGCGGCGAATCCAGGGTGTCGGTAGCCGACGGGTTGGTGAGCGTGTCGAGCGAGGTAGGAAAGTTAGTAGCCATCAGCTGTCCAATCCGAAAGCGGCACTGATTTCGTCAACGGTCAGTCCCAATGCGGCAAGTTTGTCAATAGCGGACTGACGGGCGGTCTCTTTGGCGGCCACAGCATCAGCCTCAGCCTGTTGAACTGCGGGCCACGCCGCATCAAGTTCGGCTTGTGACGGCTTCGGCGTGTCGTCGTACCAGCGAAGCGTGTCGTAATCGTTAGCAAGCAAAGTCCACTCAGCACCTGCATAGTTTGCTACCAACACCTCTTTATAATTTACGCTCACGCCGCCACCTCCATCAGAACCATTGTCCCAGTCACATTATTAGTAAAGGTTTCTAGAGTAGTGCCAGAGGAATGGTGATACAGCGTGTATGTAGTTGCTGACGTTGTTGCGGGCGAATCAACATGCAGCATAGGAAATCCAACGTGCAACCAGCGATTAGCATTGCCACCATCATCTTTGTACTGGTGTGCAGTTTGTTCGTGAATGTTTGTGGCCCCACGGTAAATGGCAAAGTTTCCATTTCCAGAATAAATAAACCCGCTTCTGCTTGCCCGCCACGGAAACATAAGTTGTATCAACACCGTAGATGAAGCGGAACTTGGTGTGATAGTTGCCGCAAGAGGGGTGGCAGTGTACGAACTGGAAGTCGTTGTTATCTCAGTTGAATATGTTGCCGAAACGACCTGCAAAATCTTGCCGTGACTGATCGCCTCCAACTGGGCAACCTTATAATCCAACGACGTAGTAACAGCCGACGAATCCGCACCAACCTTCGCCTGAAGCGCCTCAACAGCATCATTCACATTCGCATGTTGAGCCGAATGAGAAGGCGAATTCAACGAATCCGAAGAAGTCGGATTCGTCAGCGAGTCAAGCGACGCAGGAAAATTCGTCGCCACAGACTCAGTCCAAAGTCAACGTCAACGAAGTGATCTGGAACGTGTCACCCGCAACCACAGCAGCCGACGCCGACAAAGCACCAGACCACAAGCAGTTCCCAGCAGACGCCGCATCCCACAACGACCAATGCGAATACGTCTCAGTCGCCGCAACACTCGTCCACTCCGCAGTAGCCGAAGTCGCCATCGAACCACCCGACGCCGCAGCAAACGTCGCAGCCTGACGAGAAGTCTCCGACGCCGCATTCGCCGTCCCAGCCTCACCAGGATCACCCGTATGCAACTGCAAATAGACGTTCGCCACAGCAAACGACCCGTTCCGCAACGTGTCCAGAAGCTGATCTTCCAGATAGTTAGAAATACTCATCGAAAACACCTCAGGGTAGGCGAACTGGTATCAGCATTATACAACACCAGAAAAGCGAAAGCCCCCCGCCGAAACGGGGGGCTGACGCTAGGGGAGCTGGAATCAGCTGTTGGCGCCGATGCTCGACGACGACTCGATCCGGCGAAGCGAAGCCTCACGGAACCGGCCGTAGCCACCGAGCCAGTACCAGCCGACCGGCTGGAAGCGCTCCAACGTGTCCACGATGGGACCACGGACGATCTTCGGCACGGGGCCGTTGCCGTCAACGATGGAGTGAGCCTTGGCGAGAGCCTGACGGCCCATGATGTGCGTGCAGTACACGTCGATGTTGCCGGCCGACCCGGAGCCGTTCGAGGCGTCCTCAAACACC